GCTTGGAGATTAGAAAGAAAATTCCCTGATAGATGGGGTAGACGAGTACTGGATGTAGAGCATAAAGGGAAGTTGGAAGTGAAGAATGATGATATTAGGAGAATTGAACAGCAACTTGAAAAAGATGATGAAAGCAGAGAACTTCTCAAAGAATTCTTTAGGCGTAGCAAAGAAATTGGCGAAGATGGAGAGGGTATTAGCGAAGGTTGATTATGAATATTATTTAGAGTATGTCCATAGGGGATTATATAGCCATGCGAGGCATACGAAGTTAATAAGTAATAAATTAAAAGAGGTGGAAGAAGGTAAAAATAAAAGATTGATGATATTTTTACCACCTAGACACTCAAAATCTATGACGGTAAGTGAAACATTTCCGTCTTTTTTTATTGGCAAAAATCTAAATAGGAGAGTAATATTAGTTAGTTATGGCGACAGCTTGGCTAGAAAGTTTGGGAGAGCTAATAGAAATAAGCTAGAGGAATATGGTGAAGAAATATTTGATATAAGATTAAGCAAAGATAATTCTAGTGTAACGAATTGGGGAATAGAAGGTTATAGAGGTGGAATGATTAGTGCTGGTATAGGAGGACCAATAACTGGAGAAGGGGCAGACCTTTTAATCGTTGATGACCCTATTAAAAACAGGAAAGAGGCTGATAGCAAAACCTATAGGGATATGGTATGGGATGAATGGCAAAATACACTTTATACGAGACTGCAACCAGATGGGGCAGTCATTATTATTTTAACCAGATGGCATGAGGATGATTTGGCAGGTAGATTATTAAATCCTGAGTTTGGAGAAGTAGAAGATTGGGACATTGTACGATTACCAGCAATAGCAGAAGAAAATGACTTATTAGGAAGAGTAGTAGGAGAGCCTTTATGGCCAGAGTATGGGTTTGATGAAGGATGGGCTGAAGTTACAAAGACAGCAGTAGGAAGTCAAACGTGGGCTAGTTTGTATCAGCAAAGACCAGCACCAGCAGAGGGGAATATAGTTAATAGGGAATGGTGGAAATTTTATAAAGAATTACCTAATAATTTTGATGAAGTGATACAGAGTTGGGATTGCTCTTTTAAAGAGACAGAAACAGGAAGTTATGTAGTAGGTCAAGTTTGGGGCAGAAAAGGAGCTAATAAGTATTTAATAGACCAAGTGAGGGCTAGAATGGATTTTACTAAGACATTAAGAGCTATAAAGAATATGACTAATAAGTATCCTATGGCCAGATTGAAGTTGATTGAGGACAAAGCTAATGGACCAGCAATTATTAGTACACTAAGGCAAGAGATAAGTGGGATAGTACCAGTCAATCCTAGAGGTAGTAAAGAGGCAAGAGCTACTGCAATTAGTCCAGAAATAGAGGCAGGAAATGTATATTTACCTAGTCCAAGTATTGCGGGTTGGGTTAATGATTATATAGAAGAATGGGCTGCATTTCCTAATGGGGAGAATGATGACCAAGTGGATGCAACGAGTCAGGCGTTGGATAGATTAAGTTTAAGACCTACTAGGACAAGAAATTATAGTGGTAAGGGGGCTAGAGTATGATTGATTATAACACCCTTCTTAGAAGTGAATTACAGGGCTTATATGGAGATTATTTAGCGAAGATAAATAAAATAAATAGATGGTATGCTATATATGAAGGGGAGCAGGAGTGGGAGACAGCGAGTGGATTAGATTATGAGCCTACTAAAAAAGTAACGAATATAACTAAGAAATTAATAGATACGAGAGCTAGATTTATGTTTGGTAGAGAGCCATATTTTGATGTTAGACCGATTAATAAAGATGAAAAAGGTAGTACAAATTATCAAGACCAAGCGCAAGAAAAAGAAGATTTATTGAAAAAGATACTAGATGAAAATAAGTTTCATAGTAAAGTTTTAAAATCATATAAGGATTGCAGTATAGGTGGTAAAATAGCTATAAAATTATGGGCTAATAAGAATTTAGGATTAAGAATAATATTTAGTCCAGCTCAGGAGTTTTTTGCACAATATGATATAGATGATGTAGATGACTTGCAGAAGGTTGTCTTTTTTTATGTCTTAAAAGATGATAAGGATAGGCGAAAGCAGAGGATAAAAAAACAGGTGTGGGAGTTGGTAGATAGAAGATGTATATTGAATGAGATTATAGTAAATGGAGAAGGGATGCCTATTTCAATTGAATATGAGGATTATGATACGGGATTAGATTTTATACCAGTTATAATTGTGAAGAATGGAGGACTTACAGGAGAGACAGAGGGAATTAGTGATGTGGAGCAATTATGGGGGAATCAGAATATATATAATAAGCTTACTTCTGATGATGTAGATGCGTTGAGGTTTCAGATGTTTGGGCAGGATGTGGTGACGGATGCTGATGAAAATAGTCTTAAAAGTATTAAGATAGCACCAGGGGCTATGATAGACCTTCAAACTGATGTGAGTCAAGCAGCAGAAGGTAGACAGGCAAAGATGGAAAGGCTAGAAAGTGGTTTTTCTTATAAAGATAAATTTGAGGATACAATTAATAGGGTTAAGAATGATATGTATGATACTTTAGATGTACCGAATGTAGGGTTAGAGCAATTAAAAGGGCTTATGCAGAGTGGAAAGAGTATGAAGGCTTTATATTGGGGATTGATGGCAGCTTGTGAGGAAGATTGGACCGAATGGGGACCAGCGTTGTCTCAAATGGTAGATTATGTTTTTAAGATGGTTGATATTTATAATCTTTATGGAGCTAGAGATATTGCAAGATATGAAACTACGTTAGAGATAGAGCATGTTTATCCTATACAAGAAGATGAGAATGAACAGAAAAGAATTGATATGGAAGAAGTTATTGCAGAAGTAAGAAGTAGAAGGTCTTATATGGATAAGTGGGGAAATTATGAGGATATAGAAAGCGAATTAGAGCAGATACAGTTAGAAAAACAGATTATGCAAGATAGCTACACTAAAGACTTGCTTGGAAATTTGAATGATACAGAAATAAAAGATAAAGAAGCAGAAGAAGTAGAGGAAATCACAGGGGAAGAAGAATAGGTGATATTCCATGTATGAGAAAATAGTAAGGCAGCAAAGGAAAGAGATAGCGAAGTTAACGTTGGAACAGCAGGGGAAGGTATTAGGGTTATATGACCATGCTATTGGGGATTTAATAGAAAAGGCAAGTGGAACAAAAGATAAGTCGCTAGGGAGAAGATGGACTTTAGATTATTTTGATGAATTGGAAAGAGTGAGAAATGAATTAGAGAGAGAATTAGAGGTGCAGATATTAGGTTCAAGTAAGAAAGCGGCAAAGATAGGTACAAAAGCAGAGCAACAGGTGATGACTGAAATATTTAGAAAAGCTAATATAGATACTGGGGACCATTTTACAAGTATGTTTAGTCAAGTTCAGGATAATGTTGTAAGGGATATAATAACAGGTAATTTATATAAGGATAAAAGGACATTGTCGCAGAGGATATGGAATCATGGTGAGGATTTTGAAAAAGATATACAGTATACGATTAATCAAGCTATATTGCAGAAGAAGTCGGCTATAGAATTGGCAGCAGATTTAGAAAAGTTTGTAAGGGAACCAGCTAGAAGAGGTACTACATGGGGAAGATGTTATCCTAATTTAAGGAATAAAAGAGTAGATTATAATGCTATGAGGTTGGCTAGGACTAGTATAAATCATTCATATCAAACAGCGAGCATTCAAGCATCTAACTTAAATCCCTTTGTAGAAGGAATAGAGTGGCAGTCGGCTTTAATACATGGTAGAACTTGTGAATTGTGTAAAGAAAGGCATGGGCAGGTGTTTGATAAAAAAGATGTACCGTTAGACCATCCTAATGGGCTGTGTACGATGTTGCCAGTTATTGAAAAGAGCTTGGATAAAGTGGCAGATGAATTAAGGGATTGGTTATATGGTGGAGAAAATCCTATACTTGATGAATGGTATGAAAATGTAGGTAAAAAGATGCTAGATGGTAGAATTTATATAGGTAAACTTGACAAAATAAGGGCAAAAAGGCCAGGGATTACAAAAAAATTAGATAATAAAGTAGAGGAATTAGTAGCAAAAGTTAATAGGGCTATAGAAATAGATATAACTAATAGGAGAAAAATTGCTAAACAATTATTAAAAGATATGGAGTTAGAGCATGTTAAAGTTGGAATTAGAAAAATTGATGTTCATGGTTATTGTAAATTTAATGTAAAACCGAATGCAACGTATGATGTTAGAGAATATGTGTTAAAAAGTACGGATATGAGAAATGATGAATATAAGCTAAAAACTTTGTTTCATGAGTTGTTTCATGCAAGTTTTCATGGGCATAAAACCGATATGCATATGATGAATATGAATGATTATTTGCAAATTGAAGAGACATTTGCAGAAACATCTGCACATTTTTTATATAAGTTTACTGGGAGAGGTGCAGAAATATCGCCATCTTATGCAGATAGACTGGTGGAGATGTTGCCACGTCTTAAACAGCTGGAAGAATTTAAGGATTGCAAAACTTTATCGGATTTTGGAGAAAAAGCATGGGAGATAAGATTAAATGAAAAAGATGCGAGATGGGCAGGTTTGTATGAAGAAGCTATGAAAGTTAATCATAATTGGCTATCATATGCAGGACAATATGTTGATTATATTGATGAAAATTTGGATGATTTATTAGATTTAATGCTTGAGAATATGCCTAAATATAAGCATTTTAAAGAATATATGAGGGCTGATTATAGAAATGCAAAGGCGAAAATAGAGATGAATGAAATGCTTAGTGGTAATGAAAAAATGGTGTTACAGAATATATTAATAAATGCTATGAATAGATTAGGGGTGAAATAATGTTTTATATTCCAAATGAATGGCTTATAAATAAAGAAAATAATGAAAAAGTACGTGACATACTTAATAAAATGAATAGAGATATTTTAATTGAAGGAGAAGAACCTATTAAAGATGGAATAAAGGAGCTTGAAAGATTGGGAGAAGTGGTTATAATTGAAAAAATAAATGATGAAACTATAGTTTTTGGAGCTTAAAATTTTATTATTTAGGAGGGGATAGAGAATGAGTAAAGTATATTGTGATAGATGTAATAAAAAGTTTAAGATAAAGGTTAGAACTGAGGAAATTAAAGATGATATTAAAAGGGTTTATTTTGCTTGTCCTAGATGTAAGATGGAATATACATCTTATTATATTGATGATAGTATAAAGGCTAAGCAGGAACAAATAAGAAGATTAAGGCGGGCATATAGTGGTTTGGATAGACGATATAGTGTAAAGGGGAAAAGTTTTTTAAATAAGATAAAT